TACAAACCAAGACACTATCCACATTGTCGACCTCAACGAGTCTCACCTATTCGAGGAGACTGGTAGTCCGACATACGTTACGTTCGAGGAACCAAATGGAAAGGTCGCGCTAAATATCGTTATGTATGGGATGTTTGCCTACACTTCTTTAAGGTACCCAAAAGCGTTTGCACAAATTAACGGAACTGGTCTGCAGAGCCCTAGCTTTTAGTTAGTGCTAATAAACCATCTGGGGGGCTACGGCCTCCCAGTGGTTATAACCATCCAGGATCTAAGGGGCGTGCTATGAGTGATATTAGAAAACACTTTGGTAATGACCTATTCTCGAAAATACCTGTCCCTATTGACGATGAGGCTCCTGGATGGCTATAACTAACGGTTACACCACGCTTAACGCGATGAAAACTTTTTTAAGTATTGTAGATAGCTCAGACGATACATTATTAGAGGGACTTATTGAGTCTGCCTCTCGCAGTATTGATCGCATAGCTAATAGACGTTTTTATTTAGATAGCACTGCCTCAGCGCGTAAGTATCGCGCTTACAGTGAGCTATTTACTTACGTCGATGATATTGGAACGGCTAGCAGTCTCGTAGTAAAGATAGACGACGATGGAGATGGCGTCTTTGAGACGACGCTAACAGTAGATACAGATTTCTTATTAGATCCTCTTACTGCCTCGTCTTTAGGTAGGCCTTTTACTCAGCTCACAATGGTTAACACTACTTTTGTCTGGCCTATATTTCCTGGACTCTTTAGTAACGGTCTACGTCCAGGTGTTGAGGTTACTGCTAGATGGGGATGGCCTAGCGTTCCAGATGACATAGAGACAGCCTGCCAGATACTTACAGCTGACTTATATAAGCGTAAAGACTCTCCAGGCGGCATCTTAGGTCTAGGAGATCTAGGAGCTGTACGTATGAGTCCTCTAGGTCGAGACGTTACTGCGATGGTACGCGCTTATAAAAAAGAGGTCGTCGCTTAATGGTTCCATCAACAGTACGTGCTAATCTAAAAGCGCGACTAGCAACTATTACAGGCTTAAAGACTTACGATTATATTCCAGACTCTGTTAACGTCCCAGGTGCAGTAGTAGGTCAGTTAGATCTCAATTTTGACGCCACCTTTAATCGTGGTTTTGATAACGCTACCTGTACAATACTTTTAATTGTAGGACGTATGAGCGAGTCAGCTGGACAGACAAAGCTAGACGGTTATCTAGCGTCAACAGGTTCTACCTCGGTAAAAGCCGCGATCGAGGCAGATGCAACACTTAGCGGCGCTGTCCAAACCCTGCGAGTAACATCCGCTACCGCTGGATCTGTACAGGTGGCTAGTATCGATTACCTTGCGTATCGGTATAATGTCGAATTGATCGGCTAAATAAAAGGAGAAATAAATGGCGATCTTTATGGGTAATAAAGTAGCTGTAGTCGCAGGCACTACAACTATTACCACTTTCGTTAGCGCGGTCAGCCTGTCGCGAGAAATTGACGCCGTAGAAATTACCGCTATGACTGACTCAGTACAAAACTTAATCGGTGGTATTGAACGTCCTAGCGTTACTTTAGAGGTGTTTAACGATTTTGCTGCATCTAGCGTTAACTCAATTTTTGAGGATGCACTAGGTACAAAATTAGCCATCCAGCTAATTCCAGTCTCAGGCACTGTAACAGCGACTAACCCTCGCTACTCTATGTCTGTTTTGGTTGCACAGTGGCAGCCAATTAACGGAAGTATTGATGCGCCAATGACTGCATCGATTACACTTCCAGTAACTGCTCTTACTAAAACTACATCTTAATTAACTAGAATAGGGGACATAAATGGCTACGCAATTAATTAAAGTAACTAAAAAAGACGGTAAAGAGGTAAATTACGAGCTTACGCCAGCGGCTAAGGTGGCTTTTGAGAGTCACTTTAAGACTGGGTGGCGTAAGCGACTAATTGACGAGCAACGCGAAAGCGATTTATGGTGGTTCGCTCATTATCTGATAACAGCTAAAGGTGAGACTACTGCCGCTCTCGATGACGATTTCTTAAATCAGTATAAAGACGTAGATTTCGTTATTGACTCAAAAAATGGATAGACCGACGCAGCGACATATGGGAGGTCGCAGCTGTGTCGGTAGCAACAAGTATCTCACCTAATGAGCTACTAAAATGCGATCCTGCTATATACGCAGCTATAAAGTTTATACTGCAAGAGCAGGCTCAGGCGCGTAACACACCGCGCACGATGAAAAGGAGGCGGTAGTGGCTAGAGCTAGTGAGTCCATACTTATCGCTGACTTTGATAAATTAGTAAGAGAGCTAAAGGCTATTAGTCCTCAATTAAGAAAAGATTTTAATAAGGGATTAAGTGAGGCCGTAAAGCCTATGCAGCAATTAGCTAAAACTTTTGTCCCTGGCACTATCCAGTACCAGGATAGAGACGTATTTGCGCAACAGCCACCAGACTACTCATCGCCTGCCTGGATAAATGACAAAATACATAGATCTAGAGATCCTCTACGCTGGACTTGGCAACCTGCCATCGTAGCTAGAGGTATAAAGATTAGACGCACTACCATTAATAAGACGCCTTTTGGATATAACAAAGTAGCAGTCGCAGCCCTAGCTCTAGTTAACAGTACGCCAGGCGGCGCTATTTACGAGCTAGCAGGATCTGGTAAAAAGACCTCGCAGGCTAAGACTAAAAGCGTATCGCGTAACTATAAGGCTCAAGATGACTTTAGAATTTTCTTTCCAAAAGTGGCAGGCGCTCCAAAACGCCTTATTTATAAGGCCGAGGCTATATTAGGCGATAAGGTTAGAAATGAAATCGCTAAGGTAATAGATCAGCGATTACTAAAATTCGTTAGAGGTGTCCGCTAATGGTTATGGGTCGTAAAGAGGTAGCGGTTGATTTCATTACGCGCCTTAAAGATAAAGGCTTTAAGGATCTTGATAAAAGTACTAAGAAATCGATAAAGAGTCTACAAAAATTCGGACGCACCTTAGGCGTAGCCCTAACCGCGACCGCTGTAGTTGCTTTTGTAAAGAAATCCACTGAACAATTCGCAGAGCTTGAAAGATCTACTAGAAAATTAGAGTCAGAGCTAAACACCTTAGGGCTAGCTTTTGCTACCTCGTTAGCTACCGATTTTACTCGTAGCCTTGCTTTAGCTACTGGTACATCGCAAGATAAATTAATACCATCACTACAAAAATTAATTCAAACTACTTACACCTTAACGGATGCTCAAAAATTATTAGGTCTAGCAGTCGAGATAAGTGGGCGTAAAGGCTTAGAGCTAGAGCAAGTTACTAACGCTTTATCGCGAGCCTTTGTAGGAGATTTTAATGCGTTAGTTAAATTAAGAATCGGCTTTGAGAAAGCTGAATTAGAGGGTAAAAACTTTCAAGACGTATTAACGGCTTTACAGGGTGAATTTGGCGTAAAACAGGCTGACACTTTTGCAGAAAAGATAGATAAATTAAAAGTAGCTTTTGAGGAGACTCAGGTAGCCATAGGTAGAGGTTTAATAAAAGGCTTAGAGGACTCTGGATTATCTATTGAACAGACTCAACAAAAGATGATAGAGCTAGGCGAAAAAATTGGAGAGGCTTTAGGTAAGGCTGCGGCAGCTGTCTTAACGTTAGAAAATAAATTAGAGGCTCTAGCTAGTAACCCTGTAATTAGATTTTTGCTTGATGCTTTAGATGCGTTAGTAGGTTTAGATCCTTTTGGGCCTGCAGCTAGAGCCGCAGAAAAAGAGACAGACGCTAGAGTACGAGCTGCTAATGCCTACACAAAGCAATTAGAGTCGCAAGGTAAATTAGTAAAACTAGCTGAAAGGGAAGCGGTTTTAGCAAAACAAAGAGCCGCAGACGTAGCAAGATTAAAACGTGAGGAATTAAAAAGAGCGCAAGAAAAGAAGCGCAGCGCAGATATTGAAAAATTACGTAATTCTATACAGTTTAAGTTCGATATAGACGCGATTAACCTACAGGCAGCGTTACGACGTCAGCTTTCACAGACAGACAGAGATCGTGTCTTGCAACTATCAGCGCTAAAAATTGCAGATTATCAGACCGACGAGGACGCTATAAAGACTCTGCAGGCAGCTACTCAGGGACGTTATGACGATGCTATGAATTTAGAAAAGGTTTTACAGCTATTAAAAACCGCTGGTTTTGCTAATGATAAAGCCTCTATAGATGCTTTAGCAGCTCTTAAACCTGAGATTAAATTTACCGATAACCTAGACGATATTATCGCGAAGCTAAAAGCAATTATCGAGGGTAAGTATACGATAAGCATAGGCGCCACTATTTCAGTACCTAACGTCCCAGGGGCAGGCGGTACAGCAACGGCGACACCTGGCGGCGGTAATTTTCAACCAGGAGCGGTTATTTCTCCTGGCACTGGAGCGCCTGGTACTGGAATTGGTACTAGTATAGGAAGTTTTCCTACTACGCCTGGTGCAGGATCTAGCGCAATTATTGACACTATTACAGAAATAATAGCTAACCAAAATACACTTACTGCTAATTTTTTAGCAGGTCTACCATCTGGTTTAGACGCCAATGCTCTAGCGACTGCACGTTACGAATTACAGGCGCGTACAATTACCGCAGAAAATCAGCTAACCAATTATTTATCTGGCGCACGTTATCAGGGTATGGCTAATGACATAACGGCACAAAACACTATGACTAATCAACTAGCAGCCGATAGATATACCGCTATGCAGAATTTTTATACTAGAGGCTCTGAGCCTGTAGTAGTAAATGTAAACGTCCAGGGATCAGTAGTAGCTCAAAATGACTTAGTAGCAGCTGTAACCGATGCTGTATACGCTACGCAGCGCTCAGGTAATAGCTTACTGATAGCTGAATAATGACTACAGGCGCGGTATTTACCTGTCTAATCGACTTTAGCAACGGCGCTAACTTTGACCCTAGCCTAGTATTAGATGATCCATCAACACCTCTAGACCAGTCTGTATTAGGTACTAGCGCATCTGAAATTGTAGACGTCAGCCAATACGTAATACGAGCTGGTATCAGACGAGCTTATAACCGTACCTCTGACAGCTTTACATCTGGTAACGCTGCACTGCGTTTAATAGATGAGACAGGTTTATTTAATCCTGCCAATACGCTAAGTCCACTATACGGAAAAATATTACCGATGCGTAAGATACGTTTTATAGGTACGTTCGCAGGTCAGGAATACGCTTTAGGATCTATGTATGTACAGTCTTGGAAATACACCTCTCCTACAGGCTTTGACCCTGCCTTTGTCGATCTAAACTGCGTCGATGGTTTTCAGTTACTAAACCTTGCATCTATCTCTACTGTTACAGGCGGTACGGCTGGACAGACTACAGCGCAGCGCATTACTAGTATCTTAGACGCCGCTGAGTGGCCTGGAGGTATGCGTGCTATATCTACGACCAGTACCACGACGGTACAGGCTGATACAGGCACTACTAGGACAGCTCTGGCAGCCTGTCAGACAGTGGAGGCTACGGATCTAGGAGCCTTTTATATAAACCAGCAAGGCTACGCTACCTTTAAGTCTAGGCAGGACATAATTACAGCCTCTGGCGGTACTGCTACTGTCTTTAGCGATACAGGTCTACCAGGGACTATTACATATCAAAAAGTAGCTTTTGATTTATCAGATTTTGGACTTATAAATAGCTGCACTGTTACACGCACTGGCGGTACGCCTCAGACAGTAAATAACGTCGACAGCATAGATACATTTTTTAAGCATAGCCGTAACCGTACCTCTATAGCGCAGACTGATACAGATGCCTTAAATCAAGCGCTTATGATCGTTGCAAGTCGCCAGGAGGTAGGAGCAGACTTAAGGCTAGAGGCTCTTACCCTAGATGCATATGATGGCGCAGATCCAGACCGCGTTACTGCAGCCTTAGAGCTAGACGTCTATGATCCGATTACTGTTATACAGGTACTGCAAGGTGGTAACGTAGAGAGCGATACCGTAATTACTGGCGTAGCTTACGACATTACCCCTAATTCGTTTAACACTACTTTTACCACCGCGCAACCGTTCGCGAGTGGCTTCGTGCTAGACTCTCTAGTAGATGGCCTACTAGACGAGGACTCGCTCGCTTACTAAGGAGATATATGTCTAAACAGAGCTTTACCACTGGGCAGGTACTTACCGCAGCTCAGGTTAACTCGCTTCAAGCTAACGATTTTAACCAGACCGTTAGCGTAAAGACTGCTAACTACACACTAGCGGCAGCGGATAAAGGCACACGCATAGAATTTAATACCTCTGGATCTGTTACCTGTACTGTCAATAGCGGACTCTTTGATGCTGGAGATACGCTAGTAATTCAGAATAGAGGAGCAGGTACAGCAACTATTACAGCTGGTACAGCTACAGTAAATACCTCTGCATCTTTAGCCCTGGCTCAATACAGCGCAGGTACTCTCTATTTTGTAAGCGATTCAGCTGCGTTATTTTTTGGAGACGCTGCAGGTATATCAGCATCGATTATAGATGCTAAAGGCGATTTAATTGTAGGTACCGCAGATAACACCGTAGGACGCCTCGCGGTCGGCACAAACGGCCACACACTTGTAGCGGATAGTGGAGCAGCCACAGGACTTGCTTACTCTGCGGGAATTCCAGTAGTTCTAAACGCTCAGACCGCTACTTATACAGTTGTCCTCGGTGATGCTTACAAACTGGTCACTATGTCCGTTGCTTCTGCTAATAACTTCCAGATTCCAACCAATGCCAGCGTTGCTTTTCCAGTTGGCACAGTTATCAATGTTATTCAAATTGGTGCAGGACAGACCACAATTCAAGCAGTCACTTCAGGCACTACTACGATCTCATCAACAGGAGCTACTGCCACAGCACCTAAGTTGAGAGCGCAGTATTCAGCCGCTTCTTGCATCAAGGTCGCTACCGACACTTGGTATGTTGTAGGAGATATTGCCTAATGAGTTTAATCGGGATTATTGCTTCACAAAATTATCCGCGCACTATAACAGTTGATTACCTTGTTGTTGCTGGCGGCGGAGGTGGTGGTGGTGGTGCTGGTGGTGGTGGTGCTGGTGGATTACGCTCAACAGTAACAGCCACAGGCGGCGGAGGTTCTCTTGAATCTGCTCTTTCTTTAACTGGTTCAACTAATTACACAGTTACTGTTGGCGGTGGTGGTGCTGGTGGTGATGCTCCAAATGGTGTAAACGGCGTATCTGGAAATAACTCTGTTTTTTCTACTATTACATCTACTGGCGGCGGTGGTGGTGGTGGTAATGCTTCAAATGGTGTAACAGGTGGAAGCGGTGGCGGTGCTGGGCAAACAGCCGCTACAACAACAGGTGGTTCTGGAACCGCAAATCAAGGTTATGCTGGTGGAAATCAAAATGGCGATAATGGCGGCGGTGGTGGTGGTGGTGCTGGTGCGGTTGGTGGAAGTGCTGCTGGAACGACAGTTGCTGGCGCAGGTGGTAATGGTGTAGCAACTTCAATAACTGGAAGTTCTGTTACTTATGGTGGCGGTGGCGGCGGCGGTGCTTGGCCTTTCTCGCAAGCAGGTGGCGCAGGTGGTACTGGCGGCGGAGGTGCTGGCGGAAGCACTGGCAGTGGAACTGGTCAATCAGGTTTTCCTGGCACTGTTAACACAGGTGGCGGGGGAGGCGGAAATACTGGTGGTAATGGTGTAGGCCAAACTGGCGGAGCAGGAGGTAGCGGTGTAGTAATTCTTCGTTA